GAGACCTGCCCCAAGCAGTTCTATCACGAGAAGGTGCTCAAGCAGTTCCCCTATGTGGAGACCGAGGCCATGCGATACGGCACCGAGTTTCACGAGGCTGCCGAACACTTCATCCGTGACGCCACACCAGTTCCCCAGCGATTTGCCTTTGCGCAGCCGGTGCTGGACGCACTCGCTGCCAAGCCGGGCCGCAAGCTGTGCGAGCAGAAGCTTGGCCTGAACGCCAACCTCGAAGCCTGTGAGTTCTTTGACAAGGATGTATGGTTCCGCGGCATCGTCGATCTTCTCATCATCGACGACGGGGTGGCGACGGTGGTCGATTACAAGACCGGCAAGTCGGCCCGCTACGCCGAAAAGGGTCAGCTGGAGCTGATGGCGCTGGCAGTGTTCCAGCACTTCCCCGAGGTCAAGACCGTGCGGGGCGGGCTGCTGTTCGTAATCGCCAAAGATTTTGTGAAGGCGTCCTACGAACGCAGCGAGCGGCGCGATCTGTGGAAGAAATGGCTGTCCAACTATGGTAGCATGGAGAAAGCGTTCGAGACTGAGGTGTGGAACCCCAAGCCGAGCGGCCTGTGCAAACGGCACTGTCCTGTGACGGAGTGCCCACATAACGGAGTCTACTGATGCCATACAAGAACAACGCGGATCGGCCTTATGGCCGTGAATATAAGCTCCAGAAGGCACGGGGCGAAGACGAGGACCGCAACGAGCGGGCCCGTGCCCGCTACGCCTTCGACAAGAAGAACGGCAAGGCCGCCCGCAAGGGTAAGGACCTCGCCCACAACAAGCCGCTGGCGCGCGGCGGGTCAAACAAAGACGGCGTGAAGCTGCAGAGCCCGAGCAAGAACCGTGCCGGTGGTGGACGTATCAGCAAGCCACCCAAGAAATAAATTATGCCTCGGGCATAACAGGAGAATCAATGCAGATCATCGACAATAAGGCGCTTGTATTGCGCCTCAAGAACCCGTCGCGCGTATTGGAAGCCATCGCTGACAGCAAACAGGTTGACGCAAACACTGTCGCCATCAAGTGGGGCGTAGAGCAGGCACAGACATTACGCTCTCTCAACTTCGATGCGCCCTCGCCGATCGAGCGCCGCTATGACTGGCCGGGCAAGTTCAAGCCCATGTCTCACCAGCGCGAGACGGCTGCGTTCTTCACCCTGCACAAGAAGGCGTTTTGCTTCAGTGACCCGGGCGTCGGCAAGACAGCGAGCGCGATCTGGGCCGCCGACTTCCTGATGAAGCAGGGGCTGATAAAACGTGTTCTGGTCATCTGTCCGGTGTCGATCATGGACGCCGCATGGCGCAACGATCTGTTCACCTTTGCCATGCACCGGCGGGTCGACGTAGCCTACGGCGCGGCGGCTAAGCGCAAGAAGATCATCAACAGCGACGCCGAGTTCGTCATCATCAATTACGATGGCGTGAAGGTCTCGTTCGACGATCTGGCTGCTGGCGGCTTCGATCTCATTATCGTCGATGAGTGCAGTGCATACCAGAACGCCCAGACAGCCCGCTGGAAGACGCTGAACAAGCTTGCTGGGCCGGACACATGGTTGTGGATGATGACGGGCACGCCCGCCGCCCAAGGGCCAGACATGGCCTATGGCTTGGCGAAGCTGGTCAACCCTCGTGCTGTGCCGCGGTTCTTCTCTGCGTTTCAGGACATGGTGATGCGCAAGATCAGCAACTTTAAGTGGGCTCCCAAGGAGAACGCCGCCGATACCGTTCACCGCGTTCTGCAACCGGCCATCCGCCACACCAAGGCCGAGTGCCTCGATCTGCCCGACATTGTCTACGTGTCGCGCGCTGTCGAGATGACAGCACAGCAGAAGAAGTTCTACGGCAAGATGCGCAAGGACTTGCTGCTGGAAGCGGCTGGCGAGAACGTGACCGCTGGCACCGCCGCCGTGGCTATGACCAAGCTCCTGCAGATCAGCTCTGGCTCCGTCTACACCGACGACAAGAACGAGCTGCGGTTCGACATCGGCACTCGCTACAAGGTGCTCATGGAAGTGCTGGCCGAGACGTCCAACAAGGTCATCGTGTTCGTGCCGTTCCGCAGTGCAATCGACATGCTGTCCGAGAAGCTTCGGACCGACAACATCTCCTGCGAGGTTATCAGCGGTTCTGTCGCGGCGAGTGCCCGCACCGACATCTTCAAGGCGTTCCAAGAGCAGACCAACCCGCGCGTGCTGGTGGTGCAGCCACAGGCGGCCGCCCACGGCGTGACACTCACCGCCGCCGACACAATCGTGTGGTGGGGCCCGACAGCGTCGCTGGAGATCTACGAGCAGGCCAACGCCCGCATCCACCGCAAGGGGCAGGTCAACAAGTGCACAATCGTGCAGCTCGTCGGCTCGCCAATGGAAGAACGTGTCTACAAGCTGCTTGACGGCAAGATGGACCTCCACAGACAAGTTATAGATCTTTACAAGGTTGCGCTTGACTAGGCGAGCGATACGATATAAGAATAGGCAAAACAACACCAAAGGAGAGCGATACTATGACTGATACCCCGATCGAGAAGCTGACCCGTGTCTACATCAAGATGCGCGATGCGAAGGCCAAACTGGCCGCCGAGTTCAAGGAGAAAGAATACAGCTTGAACGCCCAGATGGATCAGGTGAAAGCCGCCCTGCTGGATTACTGCAAGGAGCATGAAGTGGAGAGCGTGCGCACTGCATCGGGTCTGGTTTACCGCAGCAAAAAAACGCGGTACTGGACCAGCGATTGGGAAGCCATGCACCGGTTTGTTGTCGAGAACAACGTGCCGGAGTTTCTTGAGAAGCGCTTGAACCAGACAGTGGTCAAGACGTTCCTTGAGGAGAACCCTGAAACCGTACCGCCGGGCATCAACGCCGACTCGGAGTACACAATTACCGTGAGGAAAGCATGAGTGCTACCAAATACGTGACGACTGCCGAGCTGGCAGCGCACTTCAACGTCTCCAACGCCACCATTATGGCGATGATGAAATCCGGGGAAATCCCCTCCGGCACGTTCATGCGGCTTGGCCGCGTGTTCCGCTACGATCTGGAAAAGATCGAGCAAGCGCTCTTGACTCGAGGGGGGCCAGTCGATGATGTTGAAGGCTCTCTGAAAGAAGGGGCGCCGTTGCAGCTCGAATTGGATTTGAGCCAATACGAAGACGATACCACAGAAGAAAACCCATACGCTTAAGGAGAACCAGCGTGAGCAACCTCGATATCTTTAAGGGCAACGCCCTCGTAAACAGCGACCTGTTCAAATCCTTGCTGGACATGAACAAGAAAATGGCCGGCGGTTCCGGCGCAGCCGGCAACCGGATCAGCATCCGCGGCGGAAAGTTCCGCATGATGGTGGATGGCGAGCAGGTATCGGTCAGTAAGTCTGACACCATGAACATGGTGATCCTGAACGCGGCCGACGTGGCGCGCACCTATTATGAAGGTGCGTTTGATCCTGAGAAAATGGCGCCACCTAAGTGCTGGTCGCTCGATACCCGTGCGCCGGCCAACGAAGTGCCAGAAGAAGACCGCATGGCGTCGCGCTGTGCCGACTGCCCGATGAACGTCAAGGGTTCCGGTCAAGGCGAGAGCCGCGCGTGCCGTTTCTCGCAGCGTCTGGCCGTGGCACTCGAGGGTGATCTGGAGACAGTCTATCAGCTGCAGCTGCCAGCTACATCGCTGTTCGGTGAGTCCAAGGGCAACGACATGGGCCTGCAGGCGTACATCAAGTTCCTGTCCGCGCACAACACACCTGTGATTGCGGTCATGACCGAGATGCGCTTCGACGAGAACGCCAACACGCCGAAGCTGTACTTCCGCCCTGTGCGGGGTCTGGAAGAAGCCGAGCTGCCTATTGTGCTCGCTGGCCGTGACAGCGACGAGGCCAAGAAGGCGATCACCTTCACCGTGTCGCAGACCGGCAAGGTCGAGAAGCCCAAGGCTGAGCCTAAGGCCGAGCCCAAGGCCGAGAAGCCCAAGGCCGCACCAAAGGTCGAGGACGACGAAGTGATCGAAGAACCGGAGAAGGTCTCCAAGGCCAAGGCAGAGACACCTGAGCCCAAAACAGCTGACAAGCTGGCCTCTATTGTCGACGGTTGGGACGACTGATCCACTACCATAACAATGCAGCCTCGGGATAACCGAGGCTGCTCACAATAAAAATATGGTGGATCATGGAGAACACAGCATTCCTGAAGCGGGTGCTCGCAGGTGGCGGGCAGTACTGCCTCTTGGGGTTACACCCCAGCAGACCTAAGATACAAAAGTTTTTCTCGACGGTGGAGAAGGTCGTGCATGCTGCCGAGAACGCAGATACCAACGGCTTTGACACCTATTTCGGCCTTGCCACGTTTGACGATGTGGGCGAGCGCAAGGCGGCCAACGCCCTGCAGATGTGCAGCCTGTTTCTGGATCTCGACTGCGGTGAGGGTAAAGAATACCCCGAGCAGGGCGAGGCGATCGAGGCACTGCGGGCTTTCTGCAAGACCGTCGGCATGCCCCGTCCCATCATGGTCTCCAGCGGCTACGGTGTGCACGTGTACTGGCCTCTGTCCGAGGCGGTGTCGGTCGCCGACTGGAAGCCCGTGGCAGTCGCTCTCAAGCGCGCCTGCGCGGCCCATGGCCTGCACAGCGACCCCAGCGTGACGGCGGACGCGGCGCGCGTGCTGCGCATCCCGGGCACGAACAACCACAAGCGCGGCACAGTCGCGCCAGTTACCACGCTCGGCGTCTTCGATGGTGCGCCGCAGGACTTGTCTTGGTTTGCGGACTTGCTGAAGGCCGAGGCACCGGCCCCAGCGCTTTCGGCGTCGCTGTTCGGCAACGTGACCATGAAGCTCGAAGACGACCCTGTGATGCAGCGTCTGCTGCGCAACCGAGAGTCCTCTTTCAAGAAGATCCTGCAGAAGACCATGTCTGGCAGCGGGTGCGAGCAGCTGCGCTTTGCTGTCACCGAGCAGGCAGATGTCGACGAGCCTATGTGGCGCGCGGCCCTGTCAATCGCCAAGTTCTGCGCTGACGGTGCAAAGGGTGCACACATCGTGTCGCGAGAACACCCAGAGTATGATGCCGAAAGCACCGAAGCCAAGCTGTCCGGCATCATAGGGCCCTACACCTGTGACACGTTTGACAGCACGCGGCCCGGGGTGTGCGGCGGCTGCCCCCTGCGCGGCAAGATCAAGTCACCCATTCAGATCGGTGGCATTATTGCTGAGGCAGAAACGGTTGAGGTTGAAGACGAGATCACAGGCGATCCGACCGTTGTTTACAAAGGTACGGTTAGCGATATACCCGTGTACCCGCTACCGTTTCATCGCGGCAAGCACGGGGGCATTTTCGTAAAGAACGAAGACGACGACGGCAACAGTGTCGACGTCGATATCTATCCGAACGATCTGTACTATACCAAGCGCGTGCTGGATCACGACCTTGGCGAGTGCGTTCTGGGCAAGCTGCACCTGCCCAACGATACGGTGCGCGAGTTTCTGCTGCCGCTGGTCTCCGCTACGTCAAAAGAAGATCTACGCAAGGTCTTAGCAAAAAACGGCGTCGTTACCGGCGCAAAGAAATGGGATAGCCTGATGACATACACACAGAAATGGATCGAACAGCTGCAGACCACCACCGTGGCCGACACAGCACGCACGCAATTCGGCTGGTCCGACGACAATATGACGTCCTACGTCATCGGTGATCGCGAGATCTTCGCCGACAAGGTTGGTTACAACCCCCCGTCAAGCAAGACGGCCTACCTGTTCCCCGCCATGCGCCCCAAGGGCACGCTGGAGGGCTGGAAAGCGCAGGGCGAGTTCTACGCCCGCGACGGGCTCGAGCCCTATCAGTTTGTGGTGTGCCAAGCGCTTGCCGCGCCACTGATGCGGATGACACCGGTGCATGCCGCGATCTTCGACTTCTACAGTGACGGATCGGGTCACGGCAAATCCACGACGCAGAAGTTTGCAGCGTCGATTTACGGCGATCCCGGTGAACTCGTTGTGGGGGCCGAGGACACGCTGAATATGCGCATGAACCGGATGGAGGTGATGAAGGACGTCAACCTGCAGTTTGACGAGTTCACCGAGTTCCCCGCCGAGCACACATCAGCGTTGATTTACGGCGCCACCGGTGGTCGGCAGAAGGGGCGCATGTCCTCTGGGAGCAACGAGGAGCGGCACCGCGGCGACCCGTGGCACACCACGCTGACGTCGTCATCCAACTACTCGATGCTGGCCAAGGTGTACGCTGTCAAAGGCAAGCCTGAAGCCGAGGAGCAGCGCGTTCTGCGCTACCATGTGCAGCCCCACAACTTCACCGAGAAGACGGAGACTGACCTGTTCGCCAAGTCTATCGGCGAGCACCGGGGGCATGCCATCGAAGTGTTTGTGCAGCACATCATGCGCGACCCTGCCACGGCCAAAGAGCTTCTGGAGAGCGTGCAGCGCAGACTTGATACAGCGTGTGGCCTCACGATGCAGAACCGGTTCTGGTCTGTGCAGGGTGCGGTGACGATCACGGCCCTGATTTTGGCGCGCGAGGCGGGCCTGTTGACGTACGATCCGGCGAAGCTGTTCGACTGGGTGGTCAAGCTTATAAACGACAACCGGCGGGCCACGGTTGAAGCCAAGATATCCGTCGAGGCGCTTATCAACGACTTCGTGCATGAGAACTACGGCAGCATCTTGTGGATCAAGAGCACGGACGATCTGCGCGGCGCGCACAACTCCAACGGCCTCGACAGTCTGGTGGTGCCGGAAATGCAGCCGAAGTTCAGGCTCGTTGCCCGCTACGAGACCGATGTTAAAATGATGTACATCGTGATGAAAGCGCTTAAGGTGTGGTGCGTCAAGCAACGGCTGAATTACGACTCAGTCGTGATGGAGCTGGCCGAAAAGATGAACGCCCGCAAGCAGAAGATGCGCATGTGCAAGGGCACCAAGATGAACCTGCCAGCGGCCACCGTGCTGGCGATCGACTGCGCGTCCATGGATTTACCGGAGACACCAGATGGAGGTTCTGCGACTTGACGACATAGGGCCAGACGGGGTGCGCATGATTGTCGATTGGGACAGGATGGGCACCTCGGACTCTGTGTTTGTGCCGTGCCTAAACGTCACGAAGGCGTTGAAGCAGATTCAGGCCATCTTCGACCGCCGCGGCTGGAAACTTCGCGTGCACGTGAGCGTCGAAAACCACATAATGGGGCTTCGCATCTGGCGAATCACATGATATAGTGACGCCATCGCACTTCCTGTTGGTTCTCCACCAACCGCCTGACTGGCCCCGCACTTCGGTGCGGGGCTTTTTTAGTCAAAGACCGACGACCGGCCGTAGGCGTCCAGATACTCCTGCACGCGCGCACGGTTCCCCGGGGCCACATACAGGCCGTGGCTTGTATGTGCCGTGACCCGCTTCGACGCATCGTAAGACTGCTGCAGTGTGCTGCGGTCGATACCGTTACGCGGGTTGCGCTGATTAAACTCTTGCACCTCGGCCATCAATTCCTGCACGGTGTCGAAGTCACCCTCGTCACGGGCCTTGTGGATCTTCTGCATCAAACGGCTTTTCTCCGTGTTGATCGCGTTATTGATCCGTGTGCCCAGAGAGTTCATCGACAGCTTCTGCTCGTAGGACACCGGCATGAAACCGAACGCCTGTGCCGCGATATGGAACGGACCGATGTCATCCATTAGATCTCCACGCCGCGTCTCAATCCCCTCCT